ATATTAAAGGATTTAAGGTAGGGGCACTTCAACATGTCGAGGACACAGGAACCTCACCTTTCGGAGGCATTAAGCCCGACACTGGGCACTCAGCACGGGTACCTACGCCTCAACAAGGTTATCAGCCTGTGCACATCGGTGAATCCCCGCTTACAAAAAGTATCATGAAGGCTTTAGAAGAGGCAGCAAAATAAGCTCACAAAAGAAGAATCAAAACACAGATTATTAAAAAAGAGTTAAAATCTATTTTTAAAAAGAAAACAAAATGAATGACATGAAACTAATAATGGAGTCTTGGAGAAACTATGCTGTAGAGCAAAACTCTAGTTTAGATATCCTCAAAGAAAACGCGGATAAAGGGCTGATTACAGAGGAACGCCTAGCCGAGTTATGGTTACAATCATTGGACGATGATTGGAATCAGATGATTAACGAGGGAGTTATAGATGCTCTCAAAAAAGGTGTGGAAGCTGTTAAAAAGGGCGGTAAGTTCATTGCAGATAAAATTATGGCTGCTTATAGCGCAGCTGCCAATAAAGTTAATGAATGGATAACCAGGCTTTATATTGGAGGCTTAGATATTTTATCTCGAACAATTAAAAAAGTTACTTCATTTGGTCCGGTTCGAAAATTTATTAGTGGCATGTCTGCTTTAGTGGAAAAGATAAAAGATTTCAAATATAACCATCCGGTTCTGTTTAAAATCGTTCAAGTCACTGCTGTCGTCGCAACTGTAGCTGCTATATTATATTTAATGGCTGGTGAAGCAAATGCTAAAATTGAACATCCTGACAATCCAGAAAAGATAATGTCCGGAGCGGAAGATACTTGGCAGGGCGCAAAAGGAATATGTACGGTGGTTCTTAAAAATAGCGATGACCCCGAGGTACAAGATATGGCTAAAGAATGTATACAAATTATTAATGATTATGGTCCTGGTGGTGTCGATTCCGGCGATGTTCTTGCTTTTGGTTTTCCTGATGATCCCATGGTTAATGATATTATCCGAGACGCGGGCGGAGTATTCAATGATATATCGGCTGCAACGGAAGAAGCAAAGGCTGCAAAGGCTGTAATTGGGTCGCAATGGGTGGATGCGGGCAGTCCGGAATCTGGACCTCTGTATGATCAATTTAAACAGGCTGTACGGGAAGTAAATGATTATAATGATTATATTCAAGACCTTTTAAAAGCTGGCAAAGAAGGAACTTATGCAACTCAAGAATTAACAACTACTATGCTTAAAGGTGGCGGTTTTAAACAGAGTATAACTGTCGCCGGCGACGTTTCTAAAATTAATCCTGGCACCCTTCCCACCGGGCTTGAGTTCGCGCCAGGCGGGTAAATAATACTTGACTTTTGTTAAGGAGAAGTTAAAATGAATTTTAAAGAATTTTGGAGACAATTATCAGTCGGATCTGCACGTCATGTGTGGTGGATTACTTTAGGAGTTATGTTCGTTTTAGGACGTAATTGCTAGACTTATGAAAAGTGGTCTCTATAATTAAGTTAACTTATTAAGAGGTACCATGGAACGTACAGAATCATCTATATCCTTTGTTGGACTACACGCCCACAGTGTTGCGGGATCGCCATTTGATGGCTTTGGATATCCTCAAGAACACATGGACTTCGCCTATGATAACGGCATGCAGGCACTAGCACTTACTGATCATGGGAACATGAATGGCTTTTCACACCAGGTGCTGCATGCCCGCAAGATGAAGGAAGCTGGACAGGATTTTAAGCCCATCTTCGGCGTTGAAGCCTACTTCATCCCTTCAGTTAAGGAGTGGAAGGAAGCCTATAACAAAGCTAAAAAGGATAAGAAAGCTGCACGCCAGCTAGAGAGTGATCCAACAAGGACCGCAAATGAAGATGAAAGTTCATCGAAGAGGAAGGTCGATAATATAATCCGCGCACGAAGGCACCTGATCCTCTTGGCACAAAATCAAGAGGGTTTGAATAATATCTTCAAGATTATCTCTACGACTTTTCAGGGCGATCACTTCTATCGTTACCCTCGTACTGATTACGAACTCTTGAAGAAATACAGCAAAGGCGTCATTGCAGCTTCAGCTTGCCTCGGCGGCGTATATGCTGGAAATTATTGGGATAATTGTATATACGAAGAGTATGAGCATGAGGATAAAGAGACTGGAAAGATAAAGATAAAGAGCAAAAAGGTGGGTGAGAACGAAGAAGCCATCCTCGGCGCAATGCGTGAAACTACACGAAACATGGTTGATATCTTTGGTGACCGTTGGTACGGGGAACTGCAGTGGAACAATGTACCAGAGCAGCATAGCCTGAACAAGTACGTTATCAAGATGCACGAAGAGTTTGGCATTGACCTTATCTCCACTGCTGACAGCCATTACCCGAATCCTGATGCGTGGAAGGACCGTGAGCTATATAAACGTCTTGGCTTCCTCAACAGACCAAATAGACCAGAGTGGATGACATCTGAACTCCCAATTGACATCGATGAGATCGGATATGAACTATATCCAAAGAACGGAGATCAGATGTGGGAGTCATACAAGAAATACTCTGAAGAATGTGGCATTGAATATGACGATCAGATGGTTTATGATTCATTGACTACAACTCATTGGATTGCCAATCACCTCATTGAAGACTTTATGCCCGATGGTGTCGTCCGCTTACCTGACTTTGTTGTTCCAGACGACATGTCTGCAACCAAGGCTTTAACTTTAGATTGTATTAAGGGTCTCCGAACTCTTAAGCTAGATGATAATGATGAGTATATTCAGAGACTTAGACGCGAATTAGTTGTAATCGATGATAGGGGGTTTAGTAAATACTTCCTCACAATGAAAGCAATTGCTGATAAGGCTAATGAGAATATGCTTTCAGGTCCGGGTCGCGGATCAGCAGCCGGCTCACTGGTTGCATATGTTCTTGGGATTACACAAGTTGATCCCATTAAGTATGGGCTGTTGTTCAGTCGCTTTCTGCGTTCTGATGCCACTGACTACCCTGACATCGATTATGATGTGAGTGACGCCTTCGGCTTGAAGGAGATTCTTGCAGAAGAGTGGGGAGAAACGACTGTTGTACCAATCTCTAATTTCAATACGCTGCAGCTTCGATCGTTGATTAAAGATATCAGCAAGTTTTATGAAGTTCCTTTTATGGAAGCAAATGCAGTTACGTCGAAGATGATATCAGAGGCTACCCCAAGAGCAAAAGCGAAACACGGCATTAAGTCAGGTGTTTATGTGCCAACTTTTGAAGAGATTATGGACTATTCAGAGTCCCTTCAACAATTCTTACAGAAGTATCCACATATTAAGACTCACGTCGAGGCATTGTATGGTCAAGTGCGATCAACTAGCCGCCATGCAGGTGGTGTTGTAATTGGCGAGGACTTGGATAAACACATGCCGCTGATTAATTCAGGTGGCGTCCTGCAAACTCCATGGTCGGAAGGTCAGAATGTCCGTCACTTAGAACCACTTGGTTTTATTAAGTTTGATTTGCTTGGATTATCAACATTGGAAATGATTGAAGGATGTATTAAGAAGATACTTCAGCGAAATCATAATATAGAAGATCCAAGCTTTAACCAGATTAAGCAATGGTACGATGAAAACTTACATCCGGATGCTATTGACCTTAACGACCAGAAGGTATATGAGAATATCTTCCACAAAGGTAAATTCATTGGAGTATTCCAGTTTACAAATGAAGGAGCGCAGAAGTTTTGCAAACGTGCGAAACCAGAGAATATCATTGACATTTCTGCTATTACGTCTATCTATCGTCCGGGTCCGCTTGGTGCTAACGTCGACAAATCATATGTGAATGCAAAGCAGAATCCTGAAACAATAAATTATGTAAACGATATTGTGCAAGAAGTCACAGAAGAAACAGCAGGATACTTGATTTTTCAAGAACAGATTGCTTTGCTGGCTCACAAATTGGGAGACGATATATCTCTTGACGAATCCAATCTCCTTCGCAAACTTCTTACAAAGAAGGGCACAGGTAAAAGCGCCAAGCTTAAAGTTGCGATCCATGATAAGTTTATCAGAGGATGCATGCAGAAAGGAGTTGATAAGGCAGCTGCAGTAGAACTGTGGCAGAATTTTGAATACTTCTCAGGATATGGCTTCAATAAGAGCCATGCCGTATCTTATTCCATCCTTTCGTATCAGTGCGCTTGGTTATTGAATTATTATACTTCCGAGTGGGTTGCCTCCTTTTTGGACAAAGAACCAGAGACTAGGAAAGAGGCAGCGATTAATCTTGCTAAGAGTCATGGGTTTGAAGTCATCCCAGTTGATATCAACACTTCGGGAGTTTCATGGAGCATATCTGAAACAAACAATAAAAGGCTTTTCCAGCCATTAACTTCAATCAAGGGTCTTGGAGAAAAAGCCATTGAGCAAATTATTGACAATAGACCATTTAATACAGTTGAGGATTTAATCTTTAATGAAAACATAACATATGCTAAACTGAATAAGAAATCATTAGACGTCCTCTGTCGCGCAAGAGCCATGAGTTCTGTTATTGACGAGAGGTTTTCTGGAGCAAAGCATTTTTGGATGGCTATTATCCAAGACAAGCCAAAGAATGAAAAAAAGATGAATGAAAATATTGAGTTATATGAACCAGAAGGTGACTTCACTAAAGAAGAAAAGATAGAATATCTTTCAGATTTGACAGGCATCTTCCCGTTTCATCTAGTTATTAGTGACGACATTCGACAGAAGCTTGGCGAATACCAAGTGCCCTCTTTAACAAATTGGGATCATGATTTAGGAATTGCTTGGTTCATACCAAGAGAAATTATCAAGAAGAAAACCAAGAATAAGAAAGATTATTGGATTCTGAAAGTTGTTGATGATTCTTCGACTATGCATTCGATTCGCTGTTGGGGAGTTAAGGAGAGCGATAGAATCTTTTTGAATCACCCATACATGTCTAAACTTGACTACAACCCAACGTGGGGATTTTCAACCCGTTCAATTAAATACAATTTTAAATTATTAGGTTAATTAACAAGGAAACGTTATTATATTATGGGCAGCTTTAGTAGAACAATAAAAAGGAATAAAGAAAAAAAAGCCAAGAAAGAAATGGCTGAAAAAGTAGCCTTGTTTGGAAAACTTGGCGATGAGTGTATGACCTGCCTCGCGCCATTTGATAAAACCAACAAAGAACAAGTTATGTCTTGGTCTGTTGTTGTGAGGAAACAAGAAGATAAAGTAAATCTTTATTGTCCTGAGTGCTGGGGCAAGGCAACACAAGTCATTGAAGACTTTCAGAAACGATACGAGGAAAATAAATGATTATTGAATATGCAAGACTTAGAAATGATGTTGTCCCTCCAACGAGAGGGAATCCTAGTGACGCAGGGCTGGATGTATATTACAATCCAGAGAATAAAGAATTGGCAGTTATTGATCCATCATTTAGCGCAAGGCTCCAAACTGGTCTCCGCTTCGGTGTCCCGCATGGTTATATGCTTCAGGTAATGAATCGATCATCCGTCGCCGCAAAGAGGGATCTTATAGTCGGAGCGCATGTAGTCGATTCAGGCTATGATGGTGAAGTATTCATTGATATGCACAACATTGGAAATATGACACAGATCATAGAACCCGGACAAAAGATAGCACAGGTTGTATTAATACCGGTTGTGTCCTTCCGCGCAGTCGAAACTGAGTCTGGAAATCTTTACAACTGGTATCCAATCACAATCTCTGATAGAGGAGATGGAGCCTTGGGGAGCACTGATAAATGAAAAAGAAAGGATGTGGAAGTTGCACAAACGAATCCTGTAGTAATAAATCTTGTGGTAATAAAAAACCAGCTAGCAAAGCATTGTTGCAAGGAAACGACATATATGAAAAAGAAAGAGTCAACCATCCAGCGCACTATAACGCTGGGAAAATCGAAGTTATCGATGCCATTGAAGATTGGAAGCTTGGTTTTAACGACGGAAACGCGATTAAATATATTGCGAGACATAAATACAAAGGGAATCCCATACAAGATATTGAAAAAGCTATTTGGTATCTTGAAAGACACTTAAACATTTTGAAAAAGGAAACAAGTGCATGAAAAACTATAAGAAAGGGTTAAAGAAATTTCTTTTGGAGAGAAAATTGATTGATTATGGTGAATCGGGGACTTTAGAACTATATCATTTTTCTCCCACAAGCGCTTCTGAGTTGACTTTAGATCCCGAGCGCTTTCTTTCCGGAAGAAGCACTTTCTCCAAGAGAGAGTATGAGAAATCCCAGGTACCTAGGACATTCTTTTACGTCGATGTTGAACAAGCAGAGGCAATTGTAAAATCAGGAAGAAAATTATATAAAACAACGGTACCGTCGACCTTGGTATATGACTTATATGAAGATCGAGACGGAATAAAGAGAAAATCAGTTCAACCGGGTGCTTTTTTTGTTGATTTTAATAAAGTATTTGATACAATAAAAGAAAATTATAAAGGCGTATTTTACAAGTTACCAAGTTTTGATGTGGTTGCTTGGTTTGATTTTATAACTGTTGAGAGACACGAAGAGGAAATATGAAAGAGGGCGACGTAGTGTATAATGAATATCACGGTATTCGTAGATACGGCATAGTTGAGAAGAAAACTATGGAAGCAGATGGCTGGTCTTACTGTGAAGTAGAGTGGGTTAACGATGAACGGTACATTACTGCGATGAATGATAGAAAAAAACTAACATCGGGCAAGGACTGGTCTTTGACAAAATACAGAGTTGACTTATTAAAAACTATTGACCTTGAGAAAGAGATGAAAACACTTAAGACAATTGAATATATTTTGCAAACTAGAGGCAAAAGATGATCAGCGGGATTAAATCAACCGGACCCCGAGATTGGGGACTCACAGAAAGCGAAAATATGCTAGCAGACGCGGAGGAAACATTGTCCTATAATGACGTCTTGCTGGTGCCACAGTATAGTGA